CGATCTCGGTGTAGCCCGATGTGCTGCCGTTCAGCCTGATTGTCATTGGTTTACCTCCAGGGCGGTCTTGATTTCGTCAGGAGTAGACGCGCCTTCGATCACGTCTTGGATCAGGGCGTACTTGTCGCGGATCTGCTGGCGGGCTTCCTCCGCTGCGGTGGCGTCAGCACCAGGGATTTGCTTGGCGATCACCTCGTCGTAAGGGGCGAATTCCTCAGCGCGTTGCTGGCGGCGACGGTCGTGGCCGATCTCTTTGCACTTATCAAGGTCGTGCTCCACGCAGCAATCACCCATGACCCACGCATTGCGGAAGTAGCGGTCGCTGGGGATGTCGGCTTCGTCCACGATCTCGTAGGGCACGCCCTCGGGCACGTCCTTCGCGGCGACTTCCTTGATGGGCAGCTCGCCGGTGGGGATGATCACCGCGACGCCGCCTTCAGGTGTGGGGTAGATGATGCGGTTCATGGTGATTAGCGGAAGACGGCGACGCTGATCCAATCAATGTCAGCCCTGGTGTCGTTGGGATATGTTCCGAACCGAAACGCGCTTGCGGTTTGCGAACCAGCTGTAGTGCCAGCAAAGTCGCTTCCGCCAAAGTGGGTGATTCCATTTACTGCGGCGGTCGTACCTAACACACAACTTCCGACTACAACATAATTCTTGTCTGCAAGGCTATTGGTAAAGTTGAACCTATACATTCCTACCCCTTCGTCTGTAATGCTGCTGCAGTTATAGCTGCTATTTGTTGTGCCGTTTCCGTTGCAATTCACCCACGCCTTGCAAAGCTGCCCCTGCTCAGTGGTGCCGATCTTGGCGTAGGTGACGGCGTTGGCCGCAATGTCCGCCGTGGTGATGCAGTCGTCGGGCAGGCCGCCTGCGCTGATGCCGGTGACTGTTCCAGAGCCGTTGATGGTGATGGGCATGATCAGACGATGACCCAGGACTGGCCGGAGGGGACAGTGACGGTTACCCCGGAATCAATGGTAATCGGCCCGGCACTCATGGCGTTTTTGCCCGTAGTCAAAGTGTAAGTCGCCGTCACCGTTTGTCCATTCTCATAGAAAATGTCGTCGGAACTTCCGCCCGTTGCCCCACCGCCGATGGCGCCCCAGGCGCTGGCTTTGTAGCCCTCAAACTGGTTGAGGCTGGTGTTGTACCGGATCATCCCGTTGATCGGGGTGCCGGGACGCTGGGCAGTGGTGCCGTCTGGCAGTTCCAGTGCCGTGGTTGTGGCGAGAACGACGTCGCCGGTAAAAGTCGCCCCAGTGAGAGAGGCCAGGCCGAAGGCGGTGGAGGCGAGGGGGCCGACCGTCACCCAGCCGCTGTTGGCGGCATTGCGGATCTTCAGTAGGCCGGAGGTGGTGTCGGCCCACCACTGGTAGGCGTAGGTGGTGGCGGGAGAGGTGGCGTTACTGTTATTGGTTGCAATCGCCGCGAAGGCGTCGTTCAAATCGGAACGTACCGCCGCGCCCGTGGCGTTACTAATTACATAGTCATGGGTGGGCATGACAGCCGAGCTGGGGCAGCTTTTGTCTTACTTTAACCGCCTCGGCCGTATCCCACAGCACTCCAGTTGAAGTTGCGGTTTACGGCTGTGCCGGCGGAGTTTCTAAATGTAACAGTAAACCCGGTGCTGCTGACGCTGGTGACCTCGAAGTAGTCGCCAGTGCCCATGTTTTGCGCGGTAATTCCGATGCTGGGTAGGTAGGCATTGGTGCCACCCAAAACGGTCGTGCCAGTGAAGAAGCTGTTGGTGAAGGTGATGTTTTTGGCGCCGGCGCCGCTGGCTACGGTTCCGTCGCTTTGTTCGGTGCGGCGTTGGAAGGTGGCGTCGTAGCCGAGTTGGTCGATCAGGATGTTTTGGTCGGCGGCGTAGCTTTCGAGATCGCTGCGGAATTGGAAGGCCCTGGCGCGGAAGGTGCCGTTCACAAATTCCTGCCAACTGCTCCAGGTGGGGCTGGAAGCCGGGTTGTCGAAGGTGTGGCGCAGCATCAACTTGGCGTTCACTTGGTCCACAACAGCGCCGTCCCAGTCCGGCCAGTCGTCCACGAGGTCGGTGCGGGAGTCGATTAGGTCGTTGGGGTAGTAACCGCGGGTGACGAAATAGCGGCGGAGATCCAGGGCATAGGTGTTGCCCAAGTCCAGGGTGTTGGCGAAGGCGTAGGTGCCAGTCAGTGAGTTATCAAGCGTCAGGGCATCGAAGGTAGCGTTGTAAACGACAGATGTTTTGGTGCCTTGGAAGGGTGGGACGTCCTGGTCTTCGCGGCGGGTTTGGACGGCAAGAGGTGCGATGGCATCCGGCAGGTCGATGATGACGCTGGCCTCAGATACCGATTGTCTGCCGCCGTCGTCCTCAAATTTCGCCAGCACTTCGCCTTCAACCAGCGGAATGATTGCTTCCGTGGCGGAACCTGATTTGGCTGGGATTAGGTCAATGCTGTTGCTCCAGTTGGCCGTGCCATCGGTAAGGCTGCTGTGGCGGATGTGGATTTTTCCGCCGACCTTCACGTCGAGGTCAACAGTTTCGCTCCAGCGCAGGCGGCCGGAGTTGTTGTTGATGGCCTCAAAGGTCAGGTTCTGGACGTTGCCGGGTACGCCTGTTTTACCGATCAGCTGGAACTGACTGGTATTGATCGCGCTGCCGCGATTGAGGTAGTTGTATGCCTGGATCTGAACGTAAATCGTTCCAGGGCGTGTGTTTGGAACACGAAGAGATGGGGATGTGGTTACAACTTGCACCCAGTTGTCATTGTCGATGCGGTATCTGACGCGGAACTCGGTGACGCGCTGTTTGGGGCTGATCCAGCTAAGAGTGAAGCCGGAGAAAATACCTTGGCCTTCTTGGTATAGATATTCGGTGCCGACAATGCCGGTTACGGGATCTGGGGCGTCGGATAGGTTGCTGATGTCGCGAGTGGTGAGGGTGTTGTTGGTTTCGATTGCGTTGTAGATGCTGCTGTTGTATTGCAGGGCCGTGACGCCGTAAACGCCGTCGTCGGATTCGGCGACGTTGAGGACGCGGAATTGTTGCGATTGGATGTCGTCGGTTTGGATTAGCCAGATGGCGTTGGCGTTGGGTGCTTCGCTAAATGGGTTGCCGACCGTGATTGTGCGGTCGCTGATGGACTGGATCGGGCGGAGTTCGACGTTGCCGGTAGGCAGGATGACCGAGATGCGCGGGTTGCTGGCGAGGTTGACGGATAGGTCGCTGCTGGAATCCACCGTGATGGTTGTGGTGGTGGCGGAACTGACGCGGCCGCTGCGGCGTGTACCAGCCTTGGTGGGATCGGCAATGTCGATCACCATGCCGGGGCGCAAAATAATGCCGCTGTCGATTGACACCGAGAAGGTGACGGTTTCGGTCAGGTTTTGTTCGCTAAGTAGCGCCCACTTACCAGCGCGGTGGGCTTGACCTTGGCTGTAACAACCGAGGGCTTTGATGTCTTTGTTGATGATGCCGTATTTGGCTACAGCGTCTGCATCTTCGATGTATTCATACTCAACTTCGCCCAAGGTGTCGTAAGACTGCCAGGCAACAGTTGCGGTGGTATGGCGGGCTTTCTGTGAAGTACCGCTGTAGATGAAAAGACCGTCAACAACATTGCTGGGTCCCAGCAGATATTGCGCGTCCGTGGGCTTGTCTTGCTGGAGCACCAGCGAGCCCGCGCCGTAATATGCGATGCCTCGGAACAAACTGGTCATCTCTTGGATGACGTTGTACACCTCGTCGCGGCTGTTGATTAGAAGGTTGCAGGAGAAGCGGGGTTCCAGGCCGCCTTTGCCGTTACTGACGAGTTCATTACAGTACTGGCTGATCGAATAAAAGTCATAGCGGTCCAGGCTGCTGGCCGGGATGCTGGCGCCGTAACGGGTGTTGGTGAGAAGATCCCACAAGCACCAGGCTGGGTCATTACACCAAGTTGCGGCGCCAAAAGTGCCGTTCCAGACGCCGGCGTAGGTAACTCTTCCGGGATAGGTAACGGTATCGACAGTGGCGTTGCTTGGTAGCTGGACTTTGATGCCGCGAATTAAATATTTGCGAGTGGGAATTGAGTCAAACTGGCGCGAGTCGAAGCGCAAAAATGCCAGTGCGCTATTTGGGTATCTCAGTTTTTCGTCGATGATTTCTGTGTAGCTGAACCAGTAGGTTTCGTTTTGGCGTTTGGCGCTGGTTTCGTCGCCGCTGACGCGGATGACTTTGATGTCAACGGGGAACGCGCCAGACAGCGGGATCATGTAGTCGCGCTGGTAGCGGTTGCTGGTTTTGCCGCTGATCGTGTCGTCTACAACGGTTGTGTAGCCGCCGGCGTTGTACTGGACTTGGATGCGGACTTGGACGCTGTGGCCAACAATGTCGCCGTCGTCTTCGATGATCTGCAGTGATGGAACTTGCAGTGTGACGCGCACACGATCCACGTCGGAATCGGTGATTGTGCGGACAATCGGAGTGGAGTTAATAACTTCAACGTTGACGGCTTCTTCGCTTTCGGTGCCGATCAGGTTGCTGATGTAGCTCTGGGCTTGCGTGCCAGTGCGGGTGACGACGGTGTAGCCCTCAAAGTTGGGGTTGTTGGCGGCGTCGCGGACTGGGGTGCCTTCGAGGTAAATCCCTTTTTCGCCGTTTTCGATGCCCTCAATTTCGCCCTCGGACAACAGATCCAGCACGCTGGCGTATTGGACGGACTGGAGGGAGTCGTCGGCTTCTGTGGGGGTGCGGCTGGATCCGCCGCCACCGCCGCCTTTGCCGCCACCGCCGCCTCCACCGCCGGCACCAGCAATCCCGAGGCCCAAGCCGGCATTGTGGACGCGGATGTTGTTGGCGATAAAAGTGTGGTGGCCTTCGACCGTCAGGTTGTAAACCGTGCCAGGGCCGATTTCGGTTTTGCTGACGATCGGGCGTAGGTGGTCGTTGCCGTCTACCAGGCAGTCGTCGGGACCCAGGGAGTCGATCTCGACGAAAGCGTTGAATTGGTTGAGGACCCAGTGGTTGGGGGTCGCATCAAGATGCTCGCCGCCCCAGAGCGTGTAACGGATGACGCGCTCGTTCTCGTGGACGTGGACCTTGAAAACCTGGGCTGTGTGCAGCTTGCCCTGGTCGTCGAAACTCAGGACAAGATCGCCTTCTTTGAGTTCGTCGATGCGGCGGGCGCCGCTAGGAGTAGATACAGGCGTATGTCCCAGGAAACACCCGCCACCACCGCCACCGCCAGAGCCGACAATTCGTGTCATATCAGTTGGTCAACGTCAAGGCCGCTGGAGAGAACAGCGGAGCCAACAAATACGCGCCCGTATGCAATCGGAACCGGCAAACCTTGTTTTGCGGTGTTGACGATGCCGGAAAATGTAAACGACTCGAACTTTGCAGCGTCGCGTCCGCGCTCATAGGTAGAGGTGGATTGAACAGGCGACGGTGATAAAGACTGCGCGATTCCGCTGAAAATCAATGCTGTGCCAAGGCCACCGATCAAGGTGGATGCACCAGCAAGGAAAGCCGTGGTGCCGAAACTGGTGGCGGCGCCCGTGACAAGGGCCGCGCCGGTCGTGGATGTAAATGCGCCGGCGCCAAGGCCCAAGAAGCCGGCGCCGAGTGGGGCGGCGACAATCGCCAGGGCTACCAGGCCGATGCCGGCGAGGATTTGATTGCCGCCCTGACCAGCACCAGCGATTACGGGCGTAATGCTAAAAACTTCGCGCTCACTAAATGGAGCAATAATTAGGGGAATGTTTTGTTCGGTAATTTTTTCTTTTCCGAGGGTTACGCGATAACTTACGCCGTTTTTTTCGCTGTCAATTAACCACTTTTCGAGGCCGGGGAAATTGACGCAAAGTGCCTTGAGTGCTTGGGCTGGCGTGTCGGCTTCGAACTGGAAGCGGCACTGACCCAGCTTTTTGCGGAGTGCGCCGTAGACCTTAACGACTTTCATGCCGCAGGACTCGGGCGGTGCTTTTCAGATAATAGCCGCCAAACACATCTCTACTACTCAAGCGCCCCTGAAGGTGGTGCAGGATCAGTTGGTCACCTAGATAGATGGCCGCATGGTTGGGCAGCGGTGACTGGAGCTGCATCAAAATCGCGTCGCCGTACTGCAGTTCTTCCAGGGGGATTGGGTAAAAGCCTTCGTTGGCGAAGTTGTCTAGGTATAAATTCTCACCCTTGAGCCAGAACTGGTCGCGGCGGTCGTAGTCGCTGAGGTTCAGGCCGAACTCGCGGTTGTACCAGTCGCGGCAGAGCGTGTAGCAGTCCACAACGCCGAAGACGAATTCGCGTCCCACGTAGGGCAGCTCGAAACCCTCGGGCTCGCAGTAGCCCCACTGTTCGGTCTGAGGGTTGACGATGTGCCAGGGCAGGCCAGATTTTTCGCAGGCAACGCGGTCGGCCTGGGATGGGGCGTGGTTGGTTTTGGGGTGGCTGTGTACTACGGCCACGATTTCGCCCTGGTCTTCGGCGGCGGCATAGTCGGCGGGGTCCAGGACAAAGTGCTCGTCCGGGGTTTCGGCCAGGTTGCGGCAGGGAAAATACCGCTTGCGGCCTTTGACCACGGCCACCAGGCCGCAGGATTCTTGCGGGAACTCGGTTTTGGCGTGTTCCAGGGCAGTTTCCTGGACTGTTTTGGTGAGTTTCATTGGGTGAGGCCGGCGCCGGGGAATGATCCGAAGGGCAACTCGCCAGCTGCACCAAAGCGGAGTTTGCAGGAGCTAATGCGTTTTCCGCATTTGTCCTGGGCCAAAGTGCCGACCACGTTGTCGTTGGCGTCCCAGTAGTTGCTGCCGGTGTAGCCGCACTCGGTGCTGCGGTAACGCCACTGGCAGATGTTGGCGATGATCTGACGCTTGGGGATCATCACGCCGGCCAGGTCGAATTTGCTGGCCAGCTCGAAGGAGACGGATTCACGGTTTTCGCTGGCTTTTCGGTCCACATACCAAATCTCGTCTGGGAATTTGGCGTGGGAATCGGCACCAGGCTCGCCGTCGAGGTATTTCTTCAGTGTGCGGATGCGTTTGACCGTGGCGCCACCCAGGTCGTTGCCGGGAGTGGTGGCGTTGACCAGCAGCAAAAGGCTGGTAATCAGTTGGTCAATGTTGCTGATGGTCAGCGTTGGGCGGGGCAGTGTGCCGGTGTTGCTGTAGTCAAAACCTTCGGCCTTGATCGGTAGGCGGATGTAGGTGTTGCCGTTCCAGATGATGTTGCCGGTGACGTTGGCGTTGCAGCCGTTGTGCCAGCGGTAGGTGTCACTGCTGCCGTGGAGTGCGGCGTCAAGCGTTAGTTCGAACAGTTCGATGATGGCGCTTGGTGCCAGGGCAGCGAGTTCTTCGTAGACGCTGCTGATTGCCTTCCAAACGACGGTGCCATCGGTGATGGTGCTGCCAATGTCGGTTGGCCAGGCGGGTTGGGTGCTGGAGCTGGTGCCAGCCGTGGTGCATTGGAAGACGAGGCCGGATGCCTGCAGGCTGCTGGCGCGGACAATCGCACCAATGGCGTAAACGGTTGAACTAGCCCAGGCTGAATATGCCATCAGGGTTCAAATACTTGTTGGAAGGTGACGTCAATTTTGCTGCGCTGGAACTCGTACATTTCGCGGGTCCAGCTGGGGCAGATCCACTTGTATGAGGTGGAGGTGTCGGGTGGGGTCCAGTCGAAGCTGGCGTTGTCGGCGGCGCGGTCGTTTAGGAAGGTTTCGATAATGTCGGCGTCAGCGTCGGTGACGTTGAAGCTGAGGCGCCACTCTTTCGGATTTTGGTTGAGGCCGTAGGTCAGGCGCTGTTGGTAGCCGTCGCCGAATCGGACCGTGCGGACATTCGGCTGACTGCTCTTGTTGGCCGAGTAGGTCGGGTTGTAGCTGGGGAAGGTGGCCATTAGGCGAGCAAGCCTCCGGGGCGTTTTTGTTTGATGAGTTCTTGCTGGACCGCGATGCCGATGGCTTTGCCGAGCTGGCTGGCTTGGTTGCCATCCCCTTGCACACTAGACCCGCTGGCGTCCACGTTCACCACGACGTTGGCGCTCCCCATCCCAAGGCTGTCGTTGGGCACAATACCGCCGCTGCGGCCTGGGACGAACAACTCGGGGCCTTTTTCGCCGACGATGTAGGGCGAGCCAGCAGATACAGGACCGCCTGCTGCTCTAAATCCAATAGGGCCAACCCCAAATCCGACAGCAGGATTTAATTTGCCCGCAGCGGCCGTAGCACCCCCAAGACCCATTCCGCCGCCGGGGAAAAGGCTAAGGACGCTGTTGAGGATCGTCATTTCGATCCACTTGGCGATGATCTGGGCCGCCATGTCAAGGAAGCGGTCGGCAACGCTTTGGAAGAACGAGGACAGCGCCTCTTGGGCGGTCATGGCGCCAGATACAACTCCCTTGAACGAGTTGGCAAAGGCGGATCCAATGCCTTCAGCAGCAGCTGTAATTTGATTAATGGGATCAGTTAGCGTGTTTAGCTCGCCGCGTAGTTTTGCTATTTGATCTTCTAGACGTTGGCGATCTGTAGGGCCTTCACCAGGGCCTTTTGCAGCTTCACCTTTAATAGCATCTTGCTGATCTTTATAGATTTTGAGTTGTTTTTCTAGTTCAACGGTGCTTGCACCACGGGCCTTAGCCTCAATAATTGCAAGGTCCGTAATTTTAATTTGCTCTGCCACAGCATCTAGTTGCTGTGCAATCATTTTTTCGTAGTTAGCAATTCGTTGTGCCTCTGCGGGCAGCAAACCTTCGGTAACAAGGCGGTTGTACGTTTTAGCGTATTGAGCTTGGAACTCTTGCTCTTTACGAATCTGCACAAACGACTGCACGCTTTGCCTTACAGCAGCTGCTGCCTGCAACTCGTCTTCAAATTTCTTCTGATTGATTGCCCGAGCCTTGTCCGCTGTTTCTAAACGCAAGTTTTCAAGACGTGCCAGGGCAATCTGGTTAATTAGACCTTTTTCGCTAGCGTAATTTGCACTTAAAAGAGCTTTTACGCGATCGCGTTCAATATCTGCTCTAATTTTGTCTTCTTCTGCTGCCAATGCTGTGTAGTCCCTACCCTGGAACTGCAAATCTCTGATGCGGTCTTCTGCTTCACCGATGGCTACTATTGCTGCAAGTTCTTCTTTTAATTGCCCCGCACGACTTTCAGGTCCCTTGGGTTTTGCTGTGTACTGATCCTGTAAAGCACTTTGTAATCCCAAAGCTCCTGTTTCTTGCGTCAAACCTCTCATTGCTGCTTCAACAGCAGCCCGCATTTGTTTTTCAAGTTCAGCCGCATTTTGTGTAGCAATTTGCTTACCGCTGCGGGCTCTTACACCTTCCAGCGCAGCAGCAACTTGATCCAGGAAGGGTAGTCTCAGTAAACTACCCTCGCGCATTTTTTGTATAAATTGAATAGCTAGGCTTAATGCGCCTGCAATGCCTGCAACGATATTTTCCCACGTACTTAGCAGATTATCCGTAAACTGCACTTGACTCTTAGCAGCTACGGCACTTTGTATGCTTCTTTCAACTACAAGTTTTAGTAGAGCGGCTTGAGTTTGCGTTGCTCCAACTGTATTTAGCTGTAACGCTAATTGATTGGCAGCTTCAGTACCAATGTACTTACGCAGTTCAAATATAGAGGACAGCGCGTTTTTCTCGTCTATTCCAGCGCGGGCAATAGCTTCAAATGTAGCTGCTCCTCCAACGCCCCCAAACAGCGTTGCCAAAGCCTCTCGCGTTTGGGCGTCTCCGAACTGGCTAAAAGTATTTACTAGCTTTAGAGCTTCGTCATTTGTTATTTGCAGTGTTTTTGCCAGGCTCTTTATGTCATCTGCCGTTGTAGTCGATGTGTTGCCAGTTGAAGACAAACTAGAATTAAGATTTGCCAGAGATTTATTTAATGTTTCCGACTGTGTAATTATATCTCCGATAGCCGTACCAGCAATAGAAAGCGCGAAGCCGAAACCTCCTCCGAGAAGACCGCCGGCTAAACCGCCAAGGGCACCGCCTGTTGCCGCAGCTGCTCCTTGACCGAACAGTAGAGGAAAGCCGCCACCAATAATTGCACTACTGATAGCGCCTCCAGCACGACCACGCATAGCAGTGCCAAAGCCTCCTGGACCTGCTACTGATGATGCGGGTTCGTTGTTAAAATATGCTTGTCTATCTTGTAATTTACGCGCCCTACGGGCACGGCTTTCTTCAAGTCGGTCAAGTTGCTGAATACGGTCTGCCGATTCTTTAAGTTCGCGGTTGTAACTGTCTTGACCTAGTTCAAGTTGTTTAATGCCTCTTGCAGAAGCGTTAAGCATTGTGGAGTCGGGCAGAGCCTTTATCCCCTGCAGTTTTACCGCTTGACCAGCGATCCCCGCGTATAGCGCCTGTATCTGACTTAACGGGCGTACTTGTTCTTCAAGAGCCTGCGCGAAGCGCAAGGCCATTGCGGCTTGGTCTTCGGTGCGTGCACCGCCGAGGCGTTCAACAGAACCGGTAATTCGTCGACGAGCGCCGCCGCTCATTGCCGGTGCTCCAGGGGCAGAAGGAGCTAGCAATAGTTGGGCCGCAGGGGCGTTGGCTAAAGCACGTGCCGTTCCAACGGCTACAGCGGCTAAACGATTAAGTTGTCCTCTAGCTTGGAGCTGCTTATTAAGTGCTTCTGCGCTTTTTTGCTCTAAACGTAAAAGGCCTGCTTCTAATTGTGCTTGTTCTTCTGTGGCTCGGATAATACGCTTAATCCGCTCTTCGACGGGAGATGTCTGGCCTACAAGCGCACCGACCGGCGAAGCGGCTCCTGGGCCAATAGGACCGCCATACTGCGTTGTTTCACGAATACCAGCAGAGGCTAATTTTTGTTTACGTCGCAGTTCAATCTCTTCTTTAATTAAGTTATTTTGGAGCTGTAAAGCGCTATTTTCTTGTCCTATAGCTGTAACAAGCTGACTTATTGCGTTTGCATAGTCACCCGACGCTTTTCCGGCCGCATTTAATTGTATAGCTGTTTCGCGTAAATTAGCCGCTGCTTTTCCTGCTGCTCCCGAATACTCAGCAAGGCTCTGTACTGCTTTTTTATCAATAAATGTTTTTATATTTGCATCATCAATGGCACGGCTTAGCCGTGTAATTCGATCCTGCAGTTCTTTTAACCGAGCTGCGCCTGTTACGCCAATTTCAATATCGGCTCTGTAAGCCACGGCGCCGCGTCACACTCTGGTACTTCAGTTTACGCCGTAAAAAGCCGCCGGGGCTAGCGGCGGCGTTTGGCCTTGTCGAGTTCCTTTTGCTGGTCCTCGTTCAAGATCTGGAAGTAGGCGCTCCAGCCGAGCAATTCCTCGGTGGTCATCGTGGTGCTGATTTCGGAAAGGGTCTTGCCTAGTTCTTTGGCGACTCCGAATTGGAGCATGAGCCAGGTGTCTTTCCGAAGCTCGGCACTCAGGATTTTGGGTCGATCGGCTCCTCGCCGTCGGTCAGGATCGCCAGCATCAGGGCTTGCAGGTCCTTGTCCTTGACTTCGTTCTTCAAGACGTCGATTTCGCCGGCGTTGAAGATCTTGGCGCCAGTGTCGTCCAGGGCTTTGGTGATGAGCAGCTGGAGGGCGAAGGCGTTGGCGTCGTCGGACTTGGCCTGTTTTTGGGCGCGTTCGCGCTCGGCCATGGTCAGCGGTGTCACCCACATCTCAAAGTCACTACCGTCGCTAAGCGTGACGGTCTTTTTGGCAGGCTCCAGGTTGGCGGCCTTGCGGAGGCGGTCAATGGCGCGGACGGGAACAGGCATACAAAGTGCTTGTTTATGGTTCTAATGTAGCGGACTAGACAGCAAAAAGCCCCAGTTGCCTGGGGCCGAGTGCTGATTTTGAGTTGGATCAGGACTGGGAGAAGTCGAAGGTGGGGGTGCCAGCGGGGCGGAAGTTGACGGTCACCGATTGGGCGTCGTCGGGGTTGATGTTCAGGCTGGCGGAGGTCAGCACAGCGTCGAAGCTGATCGAGCGGCTGAGGGTCTCGCTCAGGCTGCCGCCGCTGAACACCCGGTCGGTGTACAGCTTGAAGGCGGCGCCGTTTTGCTGGCGCTGCAGCACGTCCTGGATCATGCGGTTGGACAGGGCGGCGTCCTCGTTGGTCATGTAGACCGTGGCGGTGCCGGTGCCGTCGCCGAAGCCGCTGATGTAGGTGCGGAAGGGCACGTACTGACCAGGGGTTTGGCCGATGGTGGTGACGTCGATTTCAGCGCGGCTGATCTCGAAGCTCCAGTCGCGGACTTGGCCCACAACGGCGAAGTCGGCGTAATAGACCTCGAATTCGTTGGGGGCAACGGCGGTGCCGTCGTCGGTGATGGCCAGGATGGTGCCACCGGCGCTGGTGGAGACGGTCAGCGCACCAGTGGCAGCGGTGTAGCTGAGAACGTAGTAGGTGGTGGCGTCAGAGATGGGGGCAGGCAGCGTGCCGGTGCCGGAGCCGCCGGTCTGGCTGTTCACCACGCGGAATTTCACGGGGTCACCAACCTTGAAGTTCAGGTAGGTCTCGACCGTGATGACGTCGGTGCTGATGTTGACGCCAGCTTCACCGAACGAACCGGTGGTGCCAGCGGGCTTGTAGTAGAGAGCGCCGGACGTGCCGGACAGAACGGTGGTGGCCATAGGGGCGTACCAA